TTTGTTTAGAGCTTTCTCCATAATCGGCTTTGGATATATCCGACCGTTACGATTCTTTTGTTCTGCCTGCATGAATATACCTTCAATGGCATATTTCTTATTGCCTTTCTCGTCAGCCTCTGTGAGGACTTCAAGATTGTTTTCTGTATATTCTGCAATCAGTTTCATTTTTTAAGTACCTTTATAAATTCGGTAGCAGCTTTTTCTGCTTCTGCCTTTGATTTATAAGCATCTAATCTGTCACCATCTACATACGCAATATATTGATTGCGATCTTTATAGACCATGATCTGGATTCGACCTATCTTTTTATTGACCATTAATTGGCCCACAGGCTTTCTTCCAGTTAATTCTCTTATTTGATCAAAGGTTTTCATTTGTTACCTTTATTTATAACTTTATTATTTTTCACTTAGAAGATTATTCTTCTTCTTCTTCATCTTCTAATTCGTACTCAATATCAAGTTCTATTCCTTCATCATCATCGGCGTCAAGCTCTTCCTCGTCTTCGATCTCTTCCGCTTCTGCTTCATCACCGTCTTCTGTATCAAGGTCAAACTCGAGCTGATCACCATCCTCATCCCCCATGATGTCATCTTCATCATCAGCTTCTGCTCCATTATAGATGTTATCGGCAAGACGTATCTGTTCCTGATCCAAAAGGTCAGTTAATTTAATAGTCATCACATCACCAAATGTTTTATTTGCATTATTAAAATCTTGATCTAGCGCTTGGCTAATCATATCTTTCACTGCTTCACTCATTGTTCATCTCCTGCTACGGGTTTAAGTTCAAATTTTTGCGCTGAGGCTTGAGGTGTTTCTTCCTCTTCTTCAGGTTCATTTTCAGATTCACCATCAATATCTTTTTTCATTTGTTCAATATCTTCATCAGAAAGTTGTAATATATTCTTCTGTACCCACTCTTTTGAGAAGTATTCGCCGACATAGTTCTGAACTCGATCAAGAGTTTCAATACGATTAGTCAGCATCTCTGCATCACGCAGTTCTGCAAAATGGTTGTCTTTCTGATAGTCAACTGTAATGTCGTTCTTCCACTGTTCCCAATCTTCTTCTGTAATAATACCCTTCATTAATAATTGTGTTCTAAGAATACCATAGAAGAGATGAGAGAATCTCATCCGAAGTCTATCAATAAACTTTTGGAATTTAAGTTCGTCTCTATTAATTTCTGTGCTTCTACCGAGAATCCCTTGTACACTTTCAGTATCTAGACGGGAAATCGGTACATTCAATGAACGATACATACGCTTTTGAAAGTATACTATATCTTCAATTTGTCCTAAGTTTTCACCACCAGGTAATGTAGAAATTTCTGTGCCTCTACCACCTTCACGTCTTGGTAACCAGAAATCTTCTAATAAAGACTGATGTTTACGATCGTCTCTGATCTCACCGGTCTTTGCATCATAGACAAGCTTGTTACGATACTTGGCCATAATGTCTTTCATATATTGTTCTGATTTACCGCGTGGTAAGTTACCAACATCAATATAGAAAATACGACGTTCGGGTGCACGAGCCAAACGATATATAACCAATGCGTCTTCCATCATACGTAATTGGTTAATAGGCTTTAGAGCCTTGTGCATATGTGAAACAATTTTCTTACGATCTTCGGTCAACAGACCAGATGTAACATATGACACAGAGTCATTAGTCATCTTTACACCAGATGTTGACTGACCTGGTTTCTCTTGGTAGATAAAGAACTCTTCTGTCTTTTCTACAAGTTTCGCACCAGTCACTGGATCTTTTTTATATTTGACCTTTTTGACCTTACGCATCTTTGCTGAGTCAATAGGACGAACCTCTTGAATACCTTCTTTAGGATTAGACTCGTTTACAACCAAGTGATGAAATAAACGGCCATCAACGTACCATCTACGGAAGATGTCATGACCTAATTCTTTGAAGTTTAACATACTATATATGCTGTCAAACTCTTCTTTCATAAGTTTTTTAATTTTATCCGGCGCTTCAACCTTATCCATATTAAGATCAAGCGTCTGTTGTAATGTACTTCCTGTAATGGCCTCATTTACAATATCTTCGATAGCGTTATCAACTTCAGGATGCATCGAGTTACCGCGATACTTCATAATCAATTGATAGTTATCTTTTGAATCGTCACCATCGAGATTTAGATACTGACCATAATGAGTACCGGATGCAGTAGCATAACTACCGCCTTCATCATCACGTGGCGGAACGATCGAAGGTTTCTTTTTGTCTTCTTCGTCTTGTTTGGCTCTTTTAATTTCAAAGCCAAATAGTTTTAAACCATCATTTTCTGCCATTTCATATTCCTAGCTTAGAGAAAGGAAGCCGAGAAACCCGGCTTCCTCTTTTATTTATCTTAGCTTGTAGTGTCTGATTCCCAATACTGGAAAGCCCAAGTACATGTAAATCTTTCGATTGTATCATTGTCTGCGTAAGACAGTGCAATCGGTGAAAGATCCTGTGGATATGCTCCACGGAAGTTATATGTCTTGATCTTACTTCCATTGCGATCCAGTTGATCTACTTTCAAGTCTGCTTCATATTCGATCGGTGTTGACAGACCGGTATTTTCTGAGTGTGCATTAATACCGTTCATCCAACGCTCGATTGCGTTACGAATAGAAAAGTCTGTATCATTAATGATGGTAGTTGTCCATTCTGGGAATGTACGGTCACCAGCCATCTTTAATACACGACCTCTGAAGTTTACTGGAATCTGCCCGAAGGTTGATCCGGGTAGTTCAGCAGCTTCGCAAAGGAATGATGTTAATTCAGCATCCCCATTTGCGAAACCTGGATAGTTGATTGTTGCTTGAAAGAGGTTAGGACGTGCGCCACCGCCTCTCAGCTTTGACTTAAAGTCATCTACTCCGAGAATTGCCATTGTTCATTACCTCCTTAAACTGTGCCGACGACTTCTTCGAAGTCAACACCGGTACGAACAGCCACAAAGTTCAAGGTTACATAGTTGATTGAGCGAGCAGGCTTAATAAAGATATTAGCTATAAACTCGTTACGATCTACTACAGCAGGAGTGTTGTTTGTTTCATCACAGACTACACGGAAGTCTGTAATACCACGCCGACCTTGTACTTCACGAAGAACTGGTTCTACGATATTGACGAACTCAGCTCGAGTAAACTCATCGTTAAACTCGAACATGACTTGTTCTGCTGCTCTACCAATTGCTCTTTCAAGTACGAGGAACAAACGACGTACGTTGATTCGATCAAATGCTGATGGACGTCCAAGCTTGGTCTTATCACCAAAGAGGAGAACACCTTGACCTGGAATATTTGCAATTGGATTCACACTAGCTTTATACAGAGTATCTCTCTGTGACTTAGTGGGTGAGTAAGCAATTGAAGTAATTCCAAGATATTGACCGCGACGAGAACCTGCAGGTGAGAACCATGGTGCACGATTTAAATCAGTAGCAGCCATGATACCAGCTGTAGATGAAGCAGCAGGAATGTTAATGTATTGATCATTATATTTGTCATAAATTTTCAGGAAGTTACCGTCATTGACAAGATATGATGAGTTTGTAAATGTGTTTGCAGTTGTTACGATGTTTGTTGTCATGGTTGAAGTGCTAGTCAAACCAAGAACATCGGTACGTGCAGGTGATGCAGCAACTACGCAATCCTTACGAAGTGATTGTGCTGTTGAGATCAGATCATTTACGATTGTTGTTTGATCTACACGGGAGTTCATTGAAGGAGCGATCAAGAAATCAACTTCGACAATGTCTTTGTCTTCATACAGATCAAAACCTGAAAGATATTCAGTAGTTGTTAATGCGGCGGAGTTTGCACCTTTTGCAAACACGTAGTCTTTATCTGTGGCAGACTGAACAACGGAGAAATCATCACCGTTATCTACTACTCCGTTCCCACGTGCAGACTTATAATCACTATCCCAATCAACCATCCAGATATATTCTGAACGATTGTTGATAATGTCGAGTGCGTAGTTTGTTGTACCATCGGCGTTCTTAGCATCTCCTGCTACAGAAACGAATGGATAGCGTTCTAGAATTGTAC